ACATCTGGTGGTAATGCTAACAGAGTATTTTTTGTAGAAGATGGAACTACTAGAGGTGGAGCTGGTGATAGTTATACCGTAACTTTATTAACCACAGGTCAGAGTGCATCTACACAAGTGCCTCTTCCAGAGGGTGCAAAAGTTTTAGTTTATTCTAGAGGTAGTGTGCCAGCTACAACTTTAGCCATGATGGAAAAAGGATTTACAGAAGTAACCGCCGCTAGTAAAACAACGTATACTGCGGTTGCTGGAGATCAAATTGGTGTTGATACCGTTGCTAATATTGTAACAATTACACTTCCTGCATCACCATCACAAGGTGATGAAGTAACAATAATGGACGTATCTGCGTCTAATGGTTTTGCAACTAATAAATGTGTAGTTGCAAGAAATGGATCAAACATTCAAGGTGGCACATCTGATTTAGATTTAACTACAAATAATCAATGTGTAACACTAATCTTTACGACTGCCACAAAAGGTTGGCAAATAAAAACTAATAGTACATCATAGGAGTAAAGCATGCTTACTAAAATTAAGTTTGCTCCTGGTATCGACAAACAAGACACTGCTGTAGGAGCAGAAGGTCGTTGGGTTGATTCTGATAATGTAAGATTTAGATATGGTTTACCTGAAAAGGTGGGTGGATGGCAATCACTATTATCTGATTCTATTGTTGGAGTCGCTAGAAAACAACATGCTTTTGTAGATACTGAAGGCAATAGATATGTTGCACTTGGCACTGATAAATTTTTATTATTATATTTCGAAGGTCAGCTTTTTGATATTACTCCTTTTAGATGCAATAATGCAGGGGTTGTAGATAGTTTTACCAGTTCAACATTAGCAACAAATAGCACATCTGTTAAAACTTGCACAATTACAACAAGCACAGACCATGATTTATCTGTAGGAGATATTATAGAATTATCGTCAGTTACTTTACCAAGTGGCACAGGATTAAGTGCGAGTGACTTTGAAAATAAACTATTTCAAGTATTAACTGTTCCAACTCCTACAACATTTACAATAGACTCTTTAAATCAAGCATCCGCAGTTATATCAACAGGTGGTAGTATGACTGTTAAAGCTTACCAACCAGTTGGTCCCGCAGCACAGACTTATGGTTATGGTTTTGGTATTGGAAACTATGGTGGTACAATTACTGGTGCTTTGACAACAACTCTTAACGGAGCGTTGCTCGCGGATACAGCTGGTACAGGTGGATCGGGAACAGCAATTACTTTAACATCGACGACTGGTTTTCCAACAACAGGAACAATAGCTGTAGGTGATGAATTAATTACATACACAGGTATAGCTGGATCTGACATAACAGGTATTACTAGAGGAGCTTTAGGCACAGCAACATTTGGTACATCTAACGGACAGGCCCATAGTAGTGGTGCAACAGTTACAAACGCTACAAACTTTTCTGGATTTGGTAGTGCAGTTGAAGCATCATCAGTTACGCTAGAACCAGGACTTTGGTCATTAAGTAATTTTGGTGAAGTATTAGTTGCAACAATTGCAAATGGTAAAACTTTTACCTGGAACGCAGGAATTACAGCTAGACTCACAACAAGAGCTTCTATGTTAACATCTGGTTTTGAAACAAGAATAGATGCTGCAACAGATAGTGGTAATCCTACAGCCAGTAGAGTTACATTAATATCACCAACAACAAGACACTTAATTCATCTTGGAACAGAAGTAACTATAGGAAGTCCTGAGACACAAGACGATATGTTTATAAGATTTTCTGAAGATGAAAATATAAATAAATATACACCGCAAGCAACTAACACTGCAGGCACACAAAGATTACAGGACGGCACAAAAATTATGGGTGGTCTTGTAGCTAAAGAAAATATTCTAATCTGGACCGATAACGCTTTGTACACTATGAAATTTGTTGGAGCTCCATTTACATTTGGTTTTGAACAGGTGGGCACAAACTGTGGATTGATTGGTAAAAATGCAGCAATTGAAATTGATGGTGTTGCATATTGGATGGGTAATAATGGATTCTTCTCTTTTGATGGTACAGTTAATACATTACCTTGTTCTGTTGAGGACTATGTTTATGATGATTGTAATACAACAAAAGGTCAACAAATAAATGCAGGTATTAATAATCTATTTACAGAAGTGATTTGGTGGTATCCGACTCAAAATGCTGACTTCAATGATAGATACGTGGTTTATAATTATGGTCAGGATAATGCAAGATTACCCATGGGTAATTGGTATACAGGCACAAACACCAACTCAATTAGAACTTCTTGGATTGACTCATTAGTATATCCTAAACCATATGCCACAGCTTACAATAGTGCGAACACAGGCACATTCCCACAAATTATTGGTGAAACAGGTTTAGGTCAAACTGTATTTTTTGAACACGAAATAGGAACCGATCAAGTTAATCCTGATGGTAGTGTTACAGCTCTAACTTCTTTTATAAAATCATTTAGTTTTTCTCTACAAAAAGATCAAGCAGAAGTATTTTTAGCTATGCGTAGATTTTTACCAAACTTTAAAGTATTGACTGGTAATAATCAAATTACATTAGCCATAAAAGATTTTCCATCAGATAGTGATACGCAAACTTCATTGAGTCCTTTTACGATTACATCTAGCACAACTAAAGTAGATACACGTGCAAGGGGCCGATATGCAAATATAAAAATAGAAAATACTAGTGTAGGTGAATCGTGGAGATTCGGTACATTTCAAGTAGATCTACAACCTGATGGAAGGAGAGGATAATGACAAAAGTAGTGGTAAGATTACCAGAACCTAAAAAAGAATATAGTGAAGTTAACTACAATTATAGAACAGTTAAACTCTACATACTTAACACAACAAAAAGAAGACCAAGAACGATTTACTTGGTTAGGATTAGGATAGTGGCAAATATATATAAAAACGATAAAGTAAGTTTAACAACTACAGATGTTACAACTTTGTATACTGTGCCATCTAACTCAAGAGCTATTGTTAAGTCTCTTTTAGTTGTAGAGGACGCAGCTGGATCAGCAGTTGTTAAAGTAACATTAACTAATGCAGCAGGCACAGCTTTTGTAATAGACAACGATGTGAGTTTAACATCTGGTCAAAAAGAACAAGTG